AAACTGAACAGAGTGAAGAAGAACTACATCAATATACTACTTGTCCAGAATGTGGTTTCCAGATGGATGACCAACTAATGACTCCTCAAATGTTGCAAATGCAGGAGCAAATTAAACAGCAATTGCAACAAGAAAGAGATAAATTTAATCCCGGTCAGGATGATGTTCAAATTCAGGATTTAATTTCAGAACATGGCGCAAATGTAGATTTGTGTCCATCTTGTATGCAACAGGTAATGCCATTACTAAGTCAAGAGAAATTAATTGTAACTAGATTGATTGGAGTTACTAAAGAACCTAAGTCTCGCGTTTGTCTTGAAGCATATGGTGGACTTTACGTTAAGATTCCTAATTATGCTATGAAACAGAGTGATATTCCTTATCTAATTTTCTCTTACGAGACTCACTATGCAAATGCTCTTGAGAAATTTGAGCATTTACATAGTAAGAAGTTAGATATGAGAATTTCTACTGAACTTGGACCTAAAGACCCATATGAACAGTGGGGTAGATTAAGTCCACAATATCAAGGTGAATATCCTATTAATGCTGTAACTATTAGAAACGCGTGGCTACGTCCAGCCTCATTTAATATTCTTAAAGATAAGAATGATGTTGATAAACTAAGAAAAAAGTATCCAGATGGCGCCAGAGTAGTATTGGTGAATGATGAATTTGGAGAAGCGGAAAACGAAAATCTCGACGACCATTGGACTCTCACTCATAATCCTCTTTCTGATTATCTACATCATGACCCTCTTGGACTCTTGCTCGTCAGTATTCAGGAGATAATGAATGATTTGATTTCACTAATTATTCAAACTATTGAGCATGGTATTGGTCAGACATTTGCTGACCCTGCTGTATTGAATTTTAATGCTTATCGCCAGATGGAATCAATTCCTGGCGGTGTATATGAAGCTACTCCTAAGACTGGAAAAACATTAAGTGATGCATTCTATGAAATTAAGACTGCTACAATGTCTCAAGAGACTATGCCATTTGTTCAGAATATTCAATCTCTTGGTCAATTAGTTTCTGGTGCTCTACCATCATTGTTTGGTGGTGCAATTGAAGGTTCTGAGACTGCTTCTCAATATAGTATGAGTCGCGCACAGGCGCTTCAGCGACTCCAGAATGTTTGGAAAATGCTTACTATTTGGTGGAAACAAATCTTTGGTAAAGCAATACCAATGTATATTGATATTACTAAAGGCGAGGGAGATGATAAGGAAGTTCAACTAGATAGAAATGGAAATTTTGTCAACGTCTTTATTCGTAAGGCAGAACTAGAAGGAAAGATTGGCCGTGTTGAATTGGAAGCTAATGAGAATCTTCCATTAACATGGGGACAGCAGAAAGATGTGCTAATGCAACTTATGCAGGGTGGGAATCCAGAGATTCTTGCTATGCTAGGTGCTCCTGAAAATCTTCCACTCCTAAAGGAACATATTGGTCTTACAGACTTCTTTGTTCCGGGTGAAGATGATGTTGAAGCAACTTATGATGATATTAAATCACTATTGAATTCTACTCCTTTGCCAAGTCCTGACCCTACTGTTCAGCCTGAACAATCTTCTGTTCAGTTTGACGAAATTTATGGTAATCCTCAAATCTCATTTGAAATAGTTCGTAAGTGGGTTATTAGTGAAGCTGGCAGAGATGCCAAGATTAATAATGCAGATGGTTATCGAAATGTCCTTCTATATGGAGCTTCTATTCATCAGCTTCTACAGATGCAGGGACAACAACAAGCTCAAGCTGAGTCGCAAGGTGCTGCACCCGGCAAAAAGCCAGATACGACAAAAACAAAGGAAGCACCCATAACTGGAGAATCTGATGTTAAAGAATCATCTACAGCTGTTCACTAAATCTGAAGGTCCAGGTGCAGGTGGTGGTAGTTCTACAGTTCTACCTGCTGATGGTAATAAAGAGGATATGATTGAGTTTCTCGGTTCAGATGATGAACCGGAAAATGATGTTATACCCTTGGAAGGAACCGAGAAAAAGGGAAAGGATACGAAAACAAAGGAGGATGATAAAACACCTCCTAAGACTACTACTAAAGGAGAAACAGAAGTAGAGGAGGAAGAAGAACCAGAAGTAGATGAATTAAAAGAACTAGAAGAAGAATTAGAAGAACCTTCTGAAGAACAACTTGAACTAGTTACGCCTGTTCGTAGGCGTGAAATTCTTAAAGCATATCCTGACCTTTTCAAGAAATTTCCATATCTTGAGAAGGCATACTATCGTGAACAGCAATTTACTGAAGTATTTCCAACTATTGATGAAGCAAAAATGTCCTCTGAAAAGAGTCAAATTCTTGATAATTTTGAACGCGATGTCATGTCGGGTTCAACTGAAAAGATTCTGAAATCTGTAATGGAACAAGACAAGAATGCTTTTCATAAGATTGTTGATGATTATCTTCCAACATTGGCAAGAGTCGATGAGCAGGCTTATTACCATGTTCTCGGCAATGTTGCGAAACATACTATTTATTCAATGGTCCAAGAAGCTAATCGTGTAGGGAATGAGGAGCTAAAGAAAGCGGCTCACATTGTCCAACAGTTTGTTTTTGGAACTTCTGAGTTCAAGCCTCCTACAAATCTTGCTAGGGAGTCTAAACCTGAAGATAATACTCGCGAAAAGCAAATCACGGAACGAGAACAGAATTTCACAAGACAAGCCTTTGAAAATTCTCGTGGAGATTTGAATACTCGCGTAAATAATACACTTCGTAATACGATTGAGGCTCACATCGACCCAAAGAGTTCGATGACTGATTACGTAAAGAAGAATGCCTCTCGTGATGCGATGGATACTCTGGATAATCTTATTAATCAAGATTCCCGATTTAAGAGTCTTGTCGATAAACTCTGGGAACGAGCTTTTCATGAGGGCTTTACCCGTGAGTCTACCGATAGAATCAGAAGTGCCTATGTCAGCAAAGCTAAAACACTGCTGCCTGCAGTCATTAAAAAGGCCCGTAACGAAGCTTTGCGTGGTATTGGCAAACGTGTTAGGGACGATGAAGAAACATCGACCTCTGAAAGAAGGGGTCCAATTGCACCTGGAAAGCCACGTTCCCTACAATCTGGTGGCAAAATTAACAAGGCGAGTGAAATTCCAAAGGGTATGAGCACACTGGATTTCCTTAACTCAGAATAGTTCCAGAGGGGTAGAGTTTTTATGCCAACCAGCGCAACTAGAACAACCACCATTAGTTATAGTGGCGACGTGAATGGTAGTGAAACTCTACCTGCGGCTGCTAATGCTAGCACACCTGCATCGATAACGATTCATTCGTTGTCAATAGGTGATAATACCATTACAGTCCCAACGGGTGGAAGCACCGTCAAAGGAGCTACCATTGTGCCACCTGCAGGAAACGCTCAGACAATCACACTCAAAGGTGTAGGCGCTGATACTGGTATTCCATTAAGTAAAGTGGACCATACTAGTCTCGGATTCGATACTGCACCTGCGAACTTTGTCCTCAATGCTGGAGGAGTAATTAATGGCCTCCGGATAATGTGGACTTAGGAGTTCTAAAGAAATGGCTGTTGTAGAATCTCAGGTAGCTGCGCTCGAACTTGAGCGAGTTATCCCGAAGATTCGCGTATTGTTTGAAAGAGATGACAAGTTCTACGCCAACATTAAGAAGCGTGACGTAGAAAAAATCTCTAACAGACAGATGCGTATTCCTCTGGAACTTCGACCGGGTGGAAGCTTTCAGTATTTCAATGCTGATGGTGGAGACTTGGGTCGAGGTGGTGGTCCTACTTTCGACAAGGCAGTTCTTACAGCAGTTTTCGTTAGCGAGAACATTGAGTATACAAAACTGACGCAGTGGTCTACGGACGACGAGCGTAAAGCTGTTACCAATGGTGTTCGTAGACTTACTGCAACTGCATTGGACGAATTGCGTAGGCAGCTAGACTCGCAAATGATGCAGAATGGCACTGGTGTTGTTGGAACAATTTCGGTTGTTTCAACTGCTGGTGGTGTTGATACTTATACACTTGGAACAGATGGTTTTGGAGCGCGATTGGTGCGTTTCGGCCAGACTATCCAAGTATTCGATACAACTCTTGCAACTCTCCGTGGGAGTGGATTAATTACCTCATGGGACGTTGAGAATAAGATTATTAACGTAACTCCTGCAATTGCTGGTGCTGTTGCAACTGACGTGATTGTGGTCAATGGTATTGCCTCGCCTGCTTCCCTGCCTGCATTGTATGGTGTGCCATATCATCATAGTAATGCTTCTGCAGGAACATGGCTTGGATTTAGCCGTGCGGCCACTCCTGAAATCAGAGCTAATCGTGTTAACGCTGCGTCTGCATCGTTGGCACTTCCATTCCCACGTCTTGCCATTAACAAGATTGGCAACCGTGTGGGTATTGATAACTCATTCAATCCTCGTGCATGGATGCACCCCTGTCAG